ATAATTGGACTGTAGATTGCTTTGAAGTAGATAAGATACTTATTAAAGATGCAGAAAGTTTATTTAGTTTTCTTGAAACACTGAGAATATGTACACAGGCAAACTTGTAAAAAAAGAAGGTAAGCTTACTTATACACATCCGAAGGATAAGCTTGCTTATGAACTGTTCCTACAGAAATTACCTGAAGGGCAGGAAGTAGAAATGTATATTGATCTAGCTAATGCGGATCATAGTAGAGCACAGATTAATAAAGTGCATGCATGTATTAGAGAGTTAGCCAAAGAATCTGGCTATACTTTTGAAGAAATGAAAAAGATTGTCAAAGAAAGATCTGGTCTTTGCTACACAGACTCAGAAGGTGAGTTTTGCAAATCATTTGCAGAGTGTTCTTCTGATGAATTAATGCTTGCTATTCAAGCAGCAATAGAAATCGGTAGTCAAAATTATAACCTATCATTATAATAATTTTTTTATATTTGTAATGCTTATCCACAATACAAAAAATATTAAAACCCATTATTTATATTGCCAATATTGAAAAATTCAATAGTGGATAAGCCAATATATTTAATGGGTATTTTTTATTTATGAATAATTATTATATATATGCTCATATAAGACCAGATAAAAATGAAATTTTTTATATTGGTAAAGGTAAAGGTAAAAGAGCAAAATCTAAATGTAAAAGAAATAAATTATGGAATGATATTGTTTTAAAAAACAATAATTTATATGAAATTATTTATTTAAATACTAATTTATCTGAAAAAGAAGCTTTTGAGTTAGAAATGAAATACATATTAGAAAAAGGTAGAATTTGTGATAATACAGGTTCTTTAGCTAATTTAACTTTAGGTGGTGAAGGTAGTAGTGGTTACATATGTTCTGAAGAAAGCAAGAAAAAAATAAGTAAAGCTGTTTCTGGTGAAAAGCATCCCTTATATGGAAAAAAACATAGTTTAGAACATTGTGAAAAAATGTCAAAAGCTATGACAGGTAGATTACCTTGGAACACAGGTAAAAAACTTAGTAAAGAAACTAAATTAAAAATTAGTTTAAAAGCAAAAGGAAGACCAAGTTCAAGAAAAGGTGCTGTTTTAACTGAAGAACAAAGAAAAAAACTAAGCTTGCTTAAAAAAGGTAAACCGTGTTTTCAATCTAAAGTGATAAAAAACACATCAACAAATGAAATTGTTGCTAATTCAGCTGTAGAGCTATATGAGATTGCTGATTGTAAAGGAAGGTCTTTAGTGACCATTCATAGTTACTTGAATGGTCACGCTAAAAAACCTGAATGGTTTACATTTGAATATGTAAAGACCAGCTTATGCTAACTATTCAAGCTTGTATTGAAATAGGAGTTGAATTGAATGTTAACCTTCAGTAGGAGCTTCAAATCCTTCATCTCCTGGTTGTAATACTTCTTTATCTTGAAATTGTTTCTGAACTACTGCTTGAGCTTCAATTTCAGCAACCAATAAAGTTACAGTTTGCATTGCTTTTTGATCATCATCAAGTTCAACATATGTTTTAACACCTATTTCTTTAAGATATTCTTCAGATTTTTTATCTTGAATCATTTTATTCAAAAGAATATAGGCTAAGTTTTTAACCATTATGTAATAACCTTTACTTACAGGTACTTGAACAATGGCATCATCTTTCATTTCTTTAACTTTAATCATGTTGGCTTAGTTTAAATTACAATTGTAAAATTATGAAAGAAAAACTAGAATTAGACAAAATTGTAGACAAATTATTTGAAGATTTAGTTCCTTCTGGATGGGCCAGAGTATTAAGAACTTTTATTTATAGTTCTGATTTTAAAAATATAATACAGTCACTGGCTAATGAAAGTTTATTGGATAGAAGATTTACTCCTCCTTTAAGAGATGTATTCAGAGCATTCAAAGAATGTCCTTATGATGATCTTAAAGTGGTCATAGTAGGTCAAGATCCTTATCCAACTATCAATGTAGCAGATGGTATTGCTTTCAGTTGTAGCAAAACAATGAGGTTACAACCAAGTTTAAAATTTATGTTAGATGAGGTAAACAGAAGTGTTTATAAAGGAGATTGTGTCAGTAATAATCCTGATTTAACCAGATGGTCTAGACAAGGTGTACTTATGCTTAATACAGCTCTTACAACTGAAATAGGTAAAATTGGTAAACACTACGACATATGGAAACCAATGTTGAATTATCTTTTTGATTATCTATCAAATTATAATAATGGATTGGTGTATATTTACATGGGAAAACAAGCAAGTACTTGGGCAGATAGTGTTAATGACAATTGTTATAAATTATTTTGTCCTCATCCTGCATCTGCTGTTTATAATAAATCTAATAAATGGGATTCAAAAGATGTATTTTTTACAACACAAAAAGTAGTGCTTGAAAATTATAAATACTTAATTCTTTGGTGATGGTGGAGATATTTAACAGACTGATTAAAGAAGACTTAATGCCTAATACATATTACATGTTGCATTGTCTAAAAGAAAAAGTTATACCAAACAAATTTGTCAATAAAGAGTTGGAAATCAGCAGACTAAAAGCTGGTGATTGGCTTACAGATGATTTGGTATTAACTGCAAAAAGTCTTATATTTACAGAAGAAATCAACAGTTTCTTTAAAAAAACTAAGAAAAAAACCGTTAGTGCACTTATGGGAGAAGATTACATAACAATGATGTTAAACTACTTAGAAATATTTCCTAATAAAAAACTTAACTCTGGCAAACCTGCTAGAGTAAATGTTAAAAATCTAGAAGGAGCTTTTAAATGGTTTTTTGAAACTTATGATTATAGCTGGGAAACAATTTTAAATGCAACTGAAAAATACGTGTCTGAATATGAATTAAAAAGGTATGAATACATGAGAAATTCACAATATTTTATCCGCAAACAAAACTTGGATAAATCCTTTGAGTCAGATCTGGCTACATATTGTGAACTAGTAGTATCTGGTGCAGATGAAGTTCCTACTTATTTTAGGGACAACATAGTGTGATCAATTTTTAAAATCCACATATGTCAAATTTATTTAATGGTGCAAGACCTTTGCTACCTGTTAGTGAAAGGCAGTCCGTAGAAAAAGCACTCTATAAAATTAGAGCTAGGAGACAAGGTACATTAAAATCCTTAAAGAGTGCCTGGCCTAAATTTAATGATGCTTTCTGTGATGGTCTTGAATGGAGAACAATTACCGTGGTTGGTGCCAGACCTGGAACTGGTAAAACTTTATTTATGGAGCAGTTGATTAGTGATATTATTGCTAATAACAGTGACCAATATTTTAGAGTTTTAAAGTTTCAGATGGAGATGGTAGATGAAACTAGCGGTGTAAGAAAACTAAGTCTGATTACAAGTGCTGATTACAACACATTAATGAGTAAAGATGGGAAACTTGTAGATAAGAGAATCTATGATGAATGTGTTAAGTATTACAACAACATGCAAGCAATGGACAGGATTAATGTTGTCTATGATGCATGTACAATAGATGAGATGTGTGCTACTATACACTATGAAATGGATAAGTACAAAAATGATGATGGTACTTTTAATAACATGCTAGTTGCTATAGATCACTCAGCTTTATTTAAAGTTGGTAAAGGACAGAAAGACAAATTTGATATGCTAGGAAGCTTAGGTGAGGCTCTCACAATGATGAAAAAGAAATATCCTATAGCATTTATTGTATTAAGTCAACTTAACAGAAACATAGATGATCCTAAAAGACAGGAAGAAGGTGTTTATGGAAATTATGTGTTAGATTCTGATATTTACGGGTCTGATGCTTTGCTACAACATGCTGATGTGGTTATGGGTATTAATAAGCCTTCTGTAAGAAAAATTAGGTTGTACGGTCCTGAGAAATTTATTATTCAGGATGAAGATATCTTAGTGTTTCATTTCCTTAAATCAAGGAATGGTACTACTAGAATAAGCTTCTTTAAACTTGATCGGACTACAATGAGGATTGTAGAAGTACCAACACCACCAACAGCAATTAAACCAAAAATTACAACAATATGAGCGTAACAACAGTAAGAAAAACAAGAGAGAAAGAATTCTATGTAAATCACATAGAAACTTTTAAGAAGATAGGAGAGTCTGATCCTGCATTCTTGATTAAAACAGCCTTTTTTCAAAAAGGTAAGTATGGTAGACAAGTTCAATTTTTTGAATCTGAATTAAATAAAGGTGAAGATTTGTACATTGAGTTTTATGACAATGTAACTGATAACTCTGGTACAGTTGTAGATGTAAAACCATTCTATGAAAACAGACAATTGTTTAGATATAGGTATAATCCTTTCTACTCAGAAGAGTATGATAAGAAAAGTGGTACATCTTCTACAGGTGCTGACTATTCTTTATTCACAGTTCCATTACAAGAATTAGTAGCTGTTAATCCTGACGGATCTACACTTAGCTATGGTTTATTTGAGAAAAGACTTGCTGAGATTGAAGACAAGAAAAAGGCTGGTGATTTTGATATTGATCTACCAAGACTTCAGAATTCTTTAGTTAACAACAATGATTTTCCAGATTTCACACAAGGTTTAACAACAAGACCTGCTACACCAGAAGAAAGTTTTGCTATAACACACAAAGATCCTTTGATGAGTGAAATGACAATTCAAGATTTTGCTGCAATTATGTGGAAAAAACCTGTAAGTAACAAACAATGGTTAAATGATTTAATTAGTAAGTAATGAGTATAGTACTTCCAACTACAAAGGTAAAGGCTCAGAGAGCTAATCCTAAAAGATTGGTTATTTATTCAAAACCAAAAACAGGTAAAACTACTTGTTATGCTGGTCTTGAGAATAATTTAATCTTAGATTTAGAACATGGTGCAGATTTTATTGAAGCATTGAAAGTTCCTATTACTAGTTTACAGGAGTTATTGGATACAGGTAAAGCTATTAGAGAAGCTAATAAGCCTTATACCTATATCACTATAGATACTGTAACTGCATTGGAAGAAATGATTCATCCACTTGCAATAAAACTGTACAAACAAACGCCTAAACTACATGGGCCTATTAGTAGCAATATTGATAGCAAATCTCTCTAATTGCTGGAAAACCCATTGCATATTAAAATATATTTTATAACTTTACGGGTAAATATAAATATTATGAATGGACAATCAGCAGCAAAGGCTTATAAACCACAAAAAATGATCAATCCTGGAACTATATTTAACAAAGTAAAAGTGATAGATTTTGCTTATTCAGCTAAATCTAGAGCTTATTATTTTACTGAATGTATAACCTGTGGAGCAGGCTCAATTAGAAGAATGGATCATATAAAAACTAATCCTGAATATTGTAATAAGTGTAAAGAAAAAAGAACTGCAAAACCTAAAGTTCAATCAGTTATTAATAGTTTATATTCCGGATGTAGAACTAATGCAAATTGTAGAAATATTTCTTTTACTATAACTAAAGAATTTTTTACTGAAATAATTAGTCAGAATTGTTTTTATTGTGGTCAAAAACCAATTGAAACACAATTTTCAAAAAGTTTAAACAGAACTGATACTAAATTTTTACATAATGGTGTAGATAGATTAGATAGTAAGTTAGGTTATACAATAGAAAATTGTGTGTCTTGTTGTGGTATGTGTAATCTTATGAAAAATAAATTTTCTGTAGAAGATTTTTTAAAAAAGATTGCTCAAATTTATACTTATAAGCAATGTTCAACGACTATGCCGGAAGGCAGTACACTACAAGCTAATGGTAGTGGAAATGGGAGAAATCCAGAAATGGATTGTGATATAGTCTGATCTATATGGTAACATATAGCAGTTCATTAGAGAACGCATTAAACTGTTGCGGGTTTAGTGGAACATATATGATGGGTAAAAATTATGATGGAGATAATATAACAACTTTACCTAATGGTGCAGGTTATTGAATAGCCTGTATGTGTCTAATTGCTGGAAACCCCTAAAGACTATTAACTACAAAATAATTTGAAAAAGTAAGTTTGAATGTTTAAAAATAATAGTATATTTGTCATTATTAATTATAACCAGGTTATGAATACTATTGACAGTCATGGGCAATCAGCAGCCAAGTCTCTAAGTTCACATGAATATGAGAAAGGTTCAACGACTATCTCCCGGAAGGAGAGTACACTTGAAAAAGTGGAAAAGGCACACATTAAATTTTATAGTTTAACTGAAAAGTTACCAACAGTTTCTGGAATTTATGGTATATATTGTTTAAGTAATGATAAGATGTATGTAGGTTCAGCAATGAATATACATACTAGATATATTAAACATAAATATTATTTAAAAACTAAGAAACATCACTCACTTAAGTTGCAAAGAGCTTATGATAAATATGGAATTGAAAATTTTAAAATGGTTGTTTTAGAAAATTGTGATGATGTAAATTTATTGGATAAAGAATTTGAATGGATAACAAAATTAAATAGTTATCATAATGGTTTTAATTGCACAGATGTGTGTAAAAAACCTAAAAATTTTAAACTATCTCAATCTCAAATTGACAAAAGAACAAAACAATCAAGTAAAGCTGTAGTTTGTTTAGACCTAGAAGGTACTTATTTAACAGAATATATTTCTGTGTCAAAAGCAGCTATTGCAATAAAAGATCAATCCACAAATATAAGTTCTTGTTGCAAAGGAAAATTAAATTATGTAAAAGATTGTATATTTGTTTATAAAAGTGAATATGATCCTTTAAAAGATTATGCTTACCAACCTGGAAAAAGAATTTTTTCTGAAGAACATAAGGAAAAAATTGGAAAAGCTTTAAAGGGGAGAAAACAAACTGAGCAAAATATTAAAAATTTAATTGCAAGATCAAGTAAGAGTGTGCTACAATATGATAAATTTGGTAAGTTAATTGCTAAGTATTTTTCATTAAAAGAATGTTGTTTAACTAATAAGTTATATGTGAAAACCTTAAAGAAACATATTGTTTCAAAAACACCATTAGGAGGTTTTTTATATAAATTTGATGAAGATATAGTCTAGTCTTTATGGAAACATAAAGTAGTAACGTATTTGTATATTCGCCAAGCTTTTTTCCAAGTATTGGATTTTGTGGATACATTGGCTGAGTATATAATCTTATCTGGTCACATCAAAGACAAACAAGTTGATGATAAAGGTGAGATGGTTATGTCTGCTAATATAGATTTGACAGGTAAAATAAAGTCTTTAGTTTGTGCTAACGCAGATGCTATTGGTTAACTTAGTAGCCACTTTCTATAGTAATATAGATTGAAAAAGCTTTTTAATTGTCTGGGAACTCTGACCACTTAAAGGTGAAGACAATCAGCAGCCAAGTTATAAATAAATTATTATGAGTAAATTAAGTTTAGAACCAGGAACAAAAGTTAATAGATGGACAATTTTACATTGGGAAAAATCTTCTAAAAGATATGTATGTCAATGTGATTGTGGAATTATTAAAAAAGTTACGGGTTATTCAGTTAAGTCTGGAGCAAGTAAATCTTGTGGTTGTTATAATATTGAACAAATAGTTGAAAGAAGTTCCAAACCTCTTTTTACAGCAATGTTTTATCAAGTTTACATGAATTACCAAAAACAAGCTTTACTTAGAAACTATGCTTTTGATATTAATTTAGATGAATTCAAAGAACTAGTAATTCAAAATTGTCATTACTGTAACGCTGTTCCAGCAAATACTTTTAAAGGACATAAAAGAAAGTTTAAAGATACATCTGAGTTTGTATATAATGGTATAGATAGAAAAGATAATAATATAGGTTACACAATAAAAAATTGTGTACCGTGTTGTCAAAAATGTAATTTTGCTAAAAAGAATTATTCATATGATGAATGGATACTTTGGATTAAGCAAGTGTATGACAACTTATTTATAAAAGGTTCAACGACTATCCCAAAGGGGAGTACACTGCAAGCTAATGGTAGTGGAAAAGGAAGCCTTCCTAACAAGGAAGAAGATATAGTCTCATCTTAATAGAAATATTAAGCAGTTTAATAAACGGAATTAATGTTGCGTATTAATTTGAAGATAATGTATATGTACCGTAAGGGTCCTAAAACTATGTTAAGTTTTAAGACAAATGATGAAGTAACTTGTGGTGCTAGACCAGACCACTTGAGAAACAAAGAAATAGTAATTGCTGATTCTACTGATGGAACATTAAAAGTTTCTTGGGATGAAGTATATGTAAAATAAAAAAGTAAGTTTAATAATTAAAAAAGAAAAAAAAGATGGCTTTAAGTACAACTGATTTAGGAAAAGGCACAGGGGTGCCAAAAACAATTACACCAGGTAATCAAGTTTTAAAAATTAACTCTATTCACTTAGAAGATTTTTCATTTATTGAAGGT